AAGCACTTAAAGCTACTAAGGTTCAAATACATGGTAACGGTGAAGAAGCATTTGCAGAAGTAGTTGAAGATATTGACCTACAACTCAAAGGTAGTGATAGAGCATTGAAGTTGATGGGTGTCAGTGGTCAGTCAGAGGGCAACACCATCAACAACTTCGGACAGATGATATTAGAGCAGAAGGAGAAGTATGAAGAATAGAAGACTGTGGCTAAGACTACGCTATTGGAGACAAATCAAAAAAGGGTTTAGTTTACTAGATGGCAGAATACAAGAGTTCCAGATAGTAGACGGTAGAGACTTTACTAGACGCTTAACAGATAGCAAAGAAACCATGTCGGTAGTAAACAAGAAATACGATTGGGATGAGGTAACAACCATTAATGTATATACGGTGAAAGCAGATGACTAGTCCCTACGAGAAGTCAGCCCTATTCATAGAGGACAACCTGACTATTATCAACAAGGAAGGTAAAGAGATACCCTTTGTACTAAACGACATGCAACAGAAGTTTGTAGCAGAGGCCAGTGGTAAGGACATCATCCTCAAAGGTAGACAGATGGGCTTCAGTTCATTCATTCTAGGAGCATTCACTAAAGACTTTATATTCACAGAGAACAGCCTATCAGTAGTAATAGCAGACATAGCAGACAACGCACAGGACCTACTAGCTAGAGTTAAGCACTACATAAAAGCCTTTGAACAATCTAATAATGTTAAGGTACCTCTCAAATACAACTCTAAGTACGAGCTACAGAACGCAGCAACTAATGCCCGCTACATCATAGGTACTGCTGAGAATACTGAGTTTGGTAGATCAAAGACTATTACTAATCTACATATGTCGGAGGCCGCCTTTTACAAACACTTTAGAAAGCTACAGGCTGGTGCCGGTACTGCTTTAATACCTACAGGCAGGTTTGTCATAGAGACTACTGCAAATGGCTTTAATGACTTTAAGACATTCTATAACGAGAGTGAACTAGGAGATACAGACTTTAAGGCTCACTTCTATGCGTCACAAGACTTCTATAGTCCTGAGCATCTAGCCAAAGAGAAGAAGAGGCTAGGTAGACTATTCGATCAGGAACACCCCTCCACACCAGAAATAGCATTCATAACATCAGGTGAAACATACTTTGATACAGAAGCTATGAGACACTTCTTAGCTAATGTGAGGGAGCCACTGACTGTATGATAATCAATAACGACTGCCTACAAGCTCTCAAAGAACTACAAGATAACTCTGTAGACCTAGTTTGTACCGATCCACCTTACGGCTACAGCTTCATGGGCAAAGACTGGGATAAGGCAGTACCAAGCGTAGACATATGGAAAGAATGTTTAAGAGTACTAAAACCTGGTGCCTTCTGTTTTGTAATGAGCGCCCCTCGGTCTGATGTACAGAACGCTATGATTAGCAGACTTATGGAAGCAGGGTTCAGATTAGACTTCACACCTATCTACTGGACTTATGCTAGCGGGTTTCCAAAGGCGGGGAATATCGGGAAGTTGGTAGATAAGAGGTTAGGAGCAGAACGTGAAACTATAAGAGTTAAGCCACGCCCTGAGACCAGTGGAACTATGTCTGGTTCATCTGAAACACGCCCCTGGATAGAAAAGAGCAGAGAGCTTGGTTATCACGAAGTCGCTGGCAAGGTGGCCGTAACAGACCAAACCAAAGCCCTAGACGGCTCATACGCAGGCTACCAACCCAAACCAGCAGTAGAAGTAATCATAGTAGCTATGAAGCCACTATCTGAAAAGACTTATGTAGACCAGGCTATGAAGAATGGTAAGGGTATTACTTGGCTTGATGATGTGAGAGTACCAACAAATGGTGAGCATCCAAGAGGTTCAGGCAATATTACGACCAATAGTCACAGTGACATAATGACAAGAGCAAAGGGCAAAGAAGCGCCTAATGCTACACCTGAAGCTGGTCGCTTCCCAGCCAACCTACTAGTAAGCGACAACATACTAGACGATCACAGTAAGTTCTTTAACCTAGACACACTACCTTTTATAGCTATACCTAAAGCAAGCAAGCGTGAGAAGAATGAGGGGCTGGAACACTTACCCAAGAGTAAAGACGCTTTGATGGCTACTATGCCACTAAACGGAGATGGAACGCCAAGAAATAAACTAGCTCAAAGTAACCACCACCCAACCGTCAAACCCATAAAACTAATGTCCTACCTAATCACACTAGGCTCACGCAAAGGCGATACAGTCCTAGATCCATTCGTAGGCAGTGGCACCACAGCAGTTGCAGCAAAGATACTAGGTAGGGTTCCTATCGGTATTGAACGAGAACAAGAGTATGCAGAGATAGCCCAGGCGAGGTTAGATAATGCTAAAGAGTTTGTGCCGGTGGAAGATAAGCAGGTGAGGTTAGTATGAGCTTTCGTAGATACCGCAACTACCAAAAAGGCGAGTTCTTTGTAGTAGCAGCCGACACATCGTGGGGCGGTACAGACTACTGTGCTGTACAGTTCCTATCCAAGACCAACCTAGATGTGCCTGTTGTATATCATAGCAAGGTACTAGCCACTGAAATGACACCACTAATACATTTAGAACTGGAGAAAATATATGACCAAACACAAGTTAAACCCGTGGTTGCGTTTGAACGTAACAATGGAGGAACTGCAGAAATCGAACGACTGGCAACTCTCAACAGAAACGGCAAGTATACCATCTATGTGGAGAAATCCAGAGTTGGCGATACACGAACTATGGAAGATACCACAAAGCTCGGATGGACAACCTCAAGCAGCTCACGCCCAATCATGCTACAAATGCTTAAAGAAGCCATTGATAATCGACTCATCACAATCTACGACAAGCCGACTGTCAATGAAATGTTTGCATTTATAATTTCTCAAACATCAAGTAGCTGGAAAGCTCAAGCAGAACAGGGCGCACATGATGATCTAATCATGGCACTAGCTATTGCTTGGCAGTTGTACCAATCAGAAAACCCGTTTGTTATGCCAGTGAGAACAAGACAACCAAGAAAGAGAGTGAGTTTACACCTATGAACACTTTAGATATAAGCAACTGGAAGCTACATGGTCAAGAGCTATCCAATCGCATCATCAAAGAAGTAAAGAGCTTTGCTAAGTCTAAACTCCTAGTACCGATACCAGACATACTCATGATGACACAAGATCAATATGACGATCTCAGCCGACTAAAAGGTATGTATGATGTGTTCTACACCGAGGACAAGATGTACCGCACTCCATTCAATGTAATGGAAATACGAATAGACAAACGCCGGAAGCTAACATTTGACGAGGTAGAGGCTTTAGATACTAAATCATTTAAGGAGTGGAGTAAATCGGAGGGTATAGATGAGTAATCAAGAGATCTTAGAGAAGGCTATACAGAAGGCTATTGATGGTGGATGGAAAACACCACTCGACGAATGGGAAGTAAGTGCAGATTGTTTATCAGTTTACCATCACAACAAACCTAGCCGAGCATGGGAGTCACAACTGATGTGGTTTCAGCCTATATCTGAACTTATCTTCAACCACGACTTCGCAAAAGCTCTATGGGGAGAAGAACTACACCAGGAAACATTCATTGTACCCAAAGAGCTTAATAAAAGGTTTGCTGGCACTAAAGATTTAGATATTAAACCAACATGGATGTACCACCTTCAACAAATGGTAATAGCAGAAGATCCTGTTCAGTATTTAGGAGAAAACCTATGAGTGATATAGACGATCCAAAACACACAAAGATTATTAGCTACGAGTCATCAGCCGATGACACCATAATAGCTATAACTGAATCATACTACGATGAATTAGTAGGTAGAAAGACCGAGGTTATTAAGAGCGTTAGAACTAATTACAATGACTTTCTTTCTGATCTTGTAGCCTGTGTTGATGTTATCTCTAAGCATCAAACTAAAGAGTTAGATCTTAAGATTACTGTAGATGAATGGGGTAAACCATGCAGGATAATCAAGCAGTACGTTATTAAGCGAGAAGATTTCAAACGGCGCTAGACCAAACACTAGCGGTATGTTATAATGTGATAAAAGTAGCCAGCGTAACCACGACCCTACTAGGAGTCGTGAACGTTGGCTTTTCTAAACGATGACAAGGAGATCTACGACCTCTATGAGAGCGCTAAAAGCGAATCAAAGATATGGCGTAAAGATTACCACGAGTACGAGCGACTTGCTGAAAACGGACTCTTAGAAGATCTTGACCCCGACCTGCCTGAAACTAATGACGGTACACTTGCCGCCAGTCTATACAAGCTACCTAAAAGAATAATCAACTCACAAAAAAAGGGTAGAGCTAAAGCCCTAGACACAGATGATGCCTGGATTACTGAGCTTGCCAATATGCAGTGGGAAAACGAGATCATTCCTAACGCTAACTCACAGGCTTCATTCCACCGTAAATGGAAAGATGCAGTACGTAAAGCTGCTATCTATGGTTCAGTACCACTTATCACTTTGTTTGTAGAACGTGGCGATTATATCGGCGCTGACTTTGTAGTAGCACAACCACAAGACATTAAGCTAGAGCCAGGTAAAGTATCTGACTACGATTCAGACATATTCTTCTGGGATGTTTTCTATACCAAGCAACAGTGGATAGACATGATCGAGCGAGCTAAGACTGAAACTAAAGAAGATTCAGACGGCTTCAACAAGTGGAGTGTTAAGGAAATGGAAACTATCCTTAATGCTAAACAGGAAGAAGAAGCACGTGACGCTGACGAAGATCACCGAGGCGAAGGTGACGAGACTGTACGGCAGAAGGGCATCAAGTGTTGCATCATATTCCAGAGAGGTGTTGAAGCACCGTTTTACATGTATCACCCAGGTACTAAGACAAAGATACGTGAATGGAGCAACCCTGATCCTACCGGTGATGTACCTGTTAACTTCCTGTATTGTTACCAAGACTTTATTAACCCATACGGTATAGGCATTGTGAAGCTTGCCGGTGGTACACAGAACGTACTCGATACTATGCGACAGTATGATGTACTCGCTACTCAGATAGGACTACGCCCACCAGTAAGTATTAGCGGTGATGTTAGTGAAACAGATCTTGACTCTATTGTTTACGCTCAAGACGCTCAGTGGATGATTGGTAAAGCACAGGTACGGCGTGAGACTATCTCAGATCAGATCTACACTCAACTACCTGAACGTATTGGTATGTACAAAGTATCTCTTAATCAGATGATACCTACTGGTGATACTTCTATCGCAGCCGGTTCTGGTGATCCAAGCTATTCTAAGACCCCTGCAGGTGTAAAGTTCCAGCAACAGAGCCTATCTATAGATGATGAGGACTTCAAAGACAACGTAGATATGACCTACGAAGCTGTAGCACGTTCTATGATTAACACTCACTTTGCCAACAAGCAGGGTACAGACTTAATGCGACTTAGTGATGATGAACGAGACATCTTAGTTAAAGCTGGCTTAGAGTTCCCTCTTGATGAGATGGGTGAACCAATGACCAATGAACTAGAAGTTATCTGGGATGAAGCCAGAGCCAACTTTGACTTTGAAATGGAAGCTGAATCAGATCAGACCAGTGACGAAGAACAGCGCCTTGAAGCGTTACTCAAAGTTGTAGAACTACGAGCTAGTGATCCTACCCTAGAACAATCTCTACAGATGTCTGGTAAACGATTGAACCTTGGTGAGTTGTTTAGCGAAATCATCAAACTTACAGCTAAGAATGACAAGATTATTGAAGATATATCACCTGAGGATATGGAACAAGCGCAGATTGATCCTATTACTGGTCAACCAATAGACCCTATGCAAGAACCTATTGAGGGTGAAGTTGTAGAGCCAGAACAGTTACCAGAACAGGCACAACCAGAACTAGATCCAGAAGATGAGCAAGAACTTGTCAACATTCAGGCTATAGCTGAGGAATACGGAGTATCTGAGAATATCGCTAGTGCTATGCGAGAGGCTGAAATGCAGGGTGCTGGACAAGAACAGATTATGAACCTAGCACAACGACTAGGCGAACTGGAGGCGCAAAGTGTCTAATATACGCAACGATGCTTACTTATACACCGGAATCAATAGCGTTAGTAATGAACCCAAGACTCCTAGAGAGCTACAGAAAGAATCTAAAGAAGAAGCTAAACGCAAACTTAAACCTGCCGCCGAGGTAGTTCTTGAAGCTATAGAAAAAGAACGCCAAGCAGTCTGTGACATACGAACCCTAGTTATGGGTAGCAATCCTACCGAACAAGAAGCGAACACTGAACTAATTGCTCGTCAGAAGTTCCTAGCCTACCTTAACGGCCTCGAATCTAAGATTAAGACCATTATGGCAGATAAGCCTAAAAAACGTGGTGAAGGGGCTAACAATGGGTAAGTTTTACAAGAAGCGCCAAGACGAGATCAAAGAGTCACAGTCTAACTTGAGCTATGAAGAAATACAAGAACAAATGCGTAAAGAGAGCGAGTTCGTACTAGAGCTAGATAAGTTACCTACTCAGAACCATATCTGGACAAACAGAGGTGCTAAAGCTACCTGTGAAAACGCTGGACACGCTATGCATGAGTTCTGGTTCAGAAAGGCTGCTATGTAACTTTACATGAGGCGATTGTGTTCGGGATACGTCCTCGCAGGTATCCCGAACAGAGTCTCCTCCGACTCAAGTTCGTAACTATAAACAGAGATTCGCAATCTATAAAGCTGAAAAGGAGAGTGTATGTCCAAGGATACAACACAAGATACTACGGTATCAGAACCTACTACCGAGGAAGTGGTAGATACATCAACTAATGAGGAAGTCCAGGACACAGATGTCACTGCAGACTTAGAAGATGACGATACATCTTTTGATGACGTAGATGACGATGACACAGAAGGAACCGATGACAGCGAATACGAGATGGAGGACACCGAACCTGCTGATACTGAGGAAGAATCAAAAGAAGATGTTGCAGAGGAATCGAAAGATGAACCTGCAGAGGAGGAATCTAAAGAGGAAAGTACGCCCTCAGAAGATGTCAAGAAACATAACGCTGAAATGGCTGCTCGCAGGATTGCAGAAAAGCAAGCTAAAGAGGCTGAAAAGCAACAGCAACAGCAGGAGTACCTTGAACAGGCAGAAGATGACAAAGACCTTGCGCTTCGCCTACTCCAGATAGATGCCCACAACAACAAGGTGGAACGTAATAGAAGCAAGCTCGATAGCGGAATTGAAAAAGCCGTTGCCAGCATAGATCTGTTCCGTACTGGCACACCAGAAGTGAAAGAAGAACTAGCTCGCCGATTAGAGGACTATGAAGCAAAGCACGTTCAGTACGACACCAACGGCGAACCAGTAAGTGTTACAGGCGATGTGTACGAATATTTACAAAGTGAAGCTGACTCTATACGCAGGATTCTCAATGCCGGAGCTAGACAGCAGGTAAAAGACGGAGTGAAAACAAAGTCCCGAACCGATACACTGCCAAGCCGAGCGCCTAAAGAAAAGCCTGTTGACCCAGATATGGCTGCTTTCGATGAGGAAGTTGCTAAATGGGACTAGAGTCCTAATAGAAAAGGATTAACCTCATGGCTATTAACTTAGCAACAAAGTTTGCTCCAAAAGTTTCAGACATTATGAAACATGGTCGCAAAACTAAATCTGCAACTAACCAAGACTGGGACTGGGATGGCACTAACGCTATCAAAGTTTACACACTAACTGACCCTACAATGGGTGACTACACAGCATCAGGTGCTAACCGTTACGGTTCACCAGATGAGGTACAGGATACTGTACAGACATGGACTCTTTCACGAGATCGTTCATGGGCTAAGACTATCGACAAGAGCAACTACCAGGACACAATGTTGGTTCGGAAACCTGCTCAGTACCTAGCACAAGCTACTAAGAACGTATTGATTCCTGAAATTGATACTTATGTTCTTGCAGCTATCAACACTGCTGGTGCTACTGCTAACCGAGATAACATTGTAGCTGACGGTGCTTCTAGCGCTTCTAACGCTTACACAAACTTCTTGGCTATCAACGCTGATATTACTAACAACGAAGCACCTGAGAGCAACCGTATTGCTTTCATGACTGCTACTTACTACAACTACCTTAAGCAAGGTGGATTCGTACTAGATAGCGATGCTGGACAGCGCAAGCTTGACAGTGGTGTTCTTGGAACAGTTGACGGCGTAAAAGTTGTTGTTGTACCAAGCACTCGTATGCCTTCAAACTGTGACTTGATCATCACTCACCCTAGCGTGACTGTTGCTCCTGAAAAGTTGATTGACTACACACTACACAAGAACGCACCTGGTATCTCTGGTGACCTACTTGAATACCGACACCGCTATGACGCATTTGTTGACACCAACAAAGTCAATGCAGTTGGTATCCACAAGACCGCCTAATTAGAGAGGAACTAACATGGCAGAACTAAACGCACTAGACATGGTAAAGCTCGAAGCTGAACGGATCACTCTAAAGAGAATCCAGGAAGCCGAAGAACAAAAGAAATGGCAAGAGTCTACGACTGGAACTATTACTCTTGATGACGAGCAACCTGTCGAAGTGGCAGTCGAGGAAGAACAACCAAGAGTTGTCAAACCAAAGACTGTTAAAGAGAAGAAAGGCCAAAAATAATGGCATCAACAAACCTAGATGGCTTCGGACATGTTGAGAGTGTCAACGTTGCAACTAACACGACTCTATCCCTAACTGCTCATAGCGGTAAGGTAGTCAACGTTACAGCAACTTGCACAATCACACTTCCGGCCACAGCAATTTCACAACGGTTTATGATTCGTGTGGGTGCAGAAGGTATCACAGTAACAATCAGTCCAGATGCTAACGACTTGATCGCTGGCCCTGGTGCTGCTAACTCTGGTGCTGGTGCAGATAACAAAGACGTTATCTTCACTAACCAACCTGCCGGTAGCTACATTGTGCTTGACGCAATTACTACTACAGGCTTCACCATTGCACGTGCGCTCGGTACGTTCACATACGAAGGCTAATACATTAAAAAGTGCACATTCGATCACTGATAGCGTAGTCATTGACCAGAACGCTACGAACGAATAAGCACACTAAGAAAGGATACCAAATGACTCGAAATCTTAAACGAAGAATCGATCAATCAGTCCAAGGCAACACACAGTTTGATGTTCTTAGAGTAGCTCAATCAGTTGCAAACGTAACTGAAGCCGCACCTACAGCAGCACAACTGACATCTGCCTTTGGATCACCTGCGACTCTAGGCCGTGGATTCATCGGTACAGTTGATGACAACGACGGATCACTAGCTAGTGTTCTCTGTTGGACAACTGATTCAGCGTGGTTTCACGTTGTAGGAGTTAAGTCTACCTAATCATGAATGGGAAAGCACTTAATCTAAAGCAACAGCCAAAGGTTCTGTCGCTTTCCCCTAATGGTTCTGGTGGAGTAAAGATATACGCAAGTATGAATCTTAGTAAACAAGAAAAGATCGAGCTACTTACACAAGCACTCGAATACATTAAAGGAAAGGAATAACATGCCAGCAATCGGTGAAATCCTCAACATGAAGTTTAACAAGGCTTCAAAGACCCAGACACTATCTGGCAACAACACGACTGTAGCTACACCACTATTTCGCATTACCGGAACAGTACAAGTTACACAGCTATACGCAGTTGTTACTACGGTTCTTGGATCTAACAATACCGCAGCACACTGGCGCACTAACGATCAGACTGCAACTTTGCCTATCTCAGCAGCAGCAGGTACAACACTAAGCTCCCTACCTGTAGGTTCAGTACTTACTCGTCATAGCTTAGTATCCGTAGCTCTAAAAGCAGATAGTTCAGCAGCAGCTAAAGTTATAGACCCAGTAGCAGCAACCGCACCAGCAGTTCACATGCCATTTTGTGTAGTACAGAAGGCAGGTGGAGTAAACACAGACATAGAGTTTGTATATACAACTACAAACACCCCAACATCAGGTGTTATTCAGCATTTTGTTGAATGGCAACCACTATCGGAAGGTTCAACACTAACCGTACTCTAACGCCCCTGGGGTGGCAAAAAACCCCACCAATATACTATGGACTTGACAAAACTACGCCAAATTAACGAGCAGAAAGCTTCCAGAGATGATGCACAAGGCAAGCATGATGATCTTGTGCTTGCTAGTATTGCTACGCAAGAAACTATCCTGAAATCTTTTAAGTCGCTAATTAACTACCTAGAGAACAAAGTATCCAGGACTGAGGTAGTCAACCAACTAAGAGAAATAGCTACACCGGATGTAGACAACGTAGTAACCGCTTTAGATTCCTTGCATAACACTATTAAAGAACACAAAAACACAGACCTAACTGAAATAACAAGTGTTATGCAGGGGGTTCTTGATGAAACTAAGAAGATTCCTAAAGAGTTACCCAAGTCCGAGAAACTGGAACTTAAAGACTACTCTAAGCAACTGAGTACGCTTGAAACCACTATTAAGAATGTTGAGAAGGCTATCAAAGCCCAGAAGCTTAATGTTGAAGCACCAGTCGTAAACGTGCCTGAGACTGTAGTAAATGTAGAGAAACCAGACCTCAAACCAATCGAGGTTAGCATTACTACTAGCAGTAAAGATGTAGTCAAAGCAGTCAAAGGTATCAAGATACCAGAACTTAATACCGATCCTGTTGAGAAGCTTCTTAAGAAAACTAACAAACTACTTGAAGAACTACCAGAACTTATGCCTACTGGCGGTGGTGGATCAGGCTCAAGTTGGGTAGCTACTAATAGTGCCGGTGTACCTGTACCTATTCAGTTAGACTCTAACGGCAGTATACCAGTAGCTACAGTGACCCTAACCTACAAAACCCTCCTAGACGATTACACCACCACAAACGTTACCTACGTTGGCAAAGCCGCCATCGGTTCGGCAACCAGTTCAGCTGTCTGGCAGATCCAAAAGATTGATGAAACATCAGGCATGGTCATCACTTGGGGTGGTACTGGTGCATTCGATCAGGTCTGGAATAATCGGGCTACGACTGTGAGTTACTCATGAAACCAATAAACCGCAGATACCACAATCTTGATGACCCCACTAAGCTTCCGAGTGTGACGTGGGATATGAGTAATGGTGATGAAATCGTTGTCCACGACCTTGCTACTTATGGTGAAGTTGGTGACGGCAAAATAGAACTAACCGCACTCGCTCAGGCTGTGTGTGATGCGTATGAGGAGACTATCTAATGGCAGTTATCGTATC